ATCGCCATATGGAGGATATATGAGAATAATCCCAGCCATCATCCTGTCTATTTTACTCCTATCAGCCTGTAATACAACCCAACCGGCTGCTCCAATAGTCATCAGCCAACCTGCGCTCACAGTCGCCGATGTAGCTCAGATTTTATCTCTGGCTGTCAAGGACATCCAAGCCCAAGGTTACGAGCCGCTATTTCTCAATGAGAGTCGCGGTTATATCTGGGTACGAGGCAAAGACGGCTCAATTAGACTCTATCGCTTGGATACCCTGATTAAGGCCTTCCAGGACGGTAAGGCCAAGCCGGCGGAGACCAAGTAATGGCCGACGTAGAAACAGCTATAGGTGCTGCCGATATCATGCAAATGTTGGGTTGGTGCCGTACTAAATTCTATATGAGGTGCAAAGAGCTGGAGCGACTAGGAGTAATATTTTATACGCGTAAAGGTCATCCACCCCGTAAAGTCATTCGAGCATTCCCATCTCGGATCATTAAATATTGTGGCATGTGTGGCAAAAAAGACACACCTATTTAAAGTGTTTGAAATGTCAATCTTGATCAGAGTAACGGATAAACAGGCAGCCTCTAAAATGGATAAGGAGTGGCCGATAGACTCCCAGCCGGTGAAGGCAACCCGGTATATCGGCGGTTAACAGCTAGGCCTGATATATCCTGGTCTGTGAGGGCCAGGGCGTCAAGACCCCCGGACGCCGATCGTCTGATAAGCACACTCTCATGGGGGTGTATTTTGGGTTATCTGGTTATGATGATTAAGGGAGATTGAGTGACATTATGTTAGACTCGATGCTTCTGATAATCAATGCAGTTAGATTCATGCGGGCCAGGTCTATATCAATCAAGGTCAATGGCTTGCAGTTGTGTCATTCCATGGGTATGGTAAGTAGCTGATATCATTACACGTTGACATAAAGTTTATTATCAGAACCTGGAGCATGGTGTCAGTCAGTGAGTGATATCAATGGGTTACATGGGCATATGTCAGGTATGACAGAGAGACAAGGCAACGGTAAGAGAGTGGGTAAGACTGAGCTGGACTGCGTTAGATCCCAAGAGACTCCTTACCTGGGACCGGCGGGTATGGGTTCATCTCGCATCAGTACCCCCACCCCGTTGTGATAGGGTCCCATCCATCCTGGAGACGCAAGTAATTGAAAGGGCTGGAAATGGAGTGTACGGACTGCGGAGAAGAGGGGCATAAGGCTGGTTGGCCCTTTTGTCCTGGCCGGAAGAGGGTGGTAAAGCCTGACCTGGAGAAGACCTACGCCATTATCCCTGAGCAGAAGGGTCTGATTGTAAAGAAGCCGTGGGTGAAGGCTGACAGTCTAACAGGGTCTAACAATAGTCTAACGGGGGAAGATGTTAGACAACCGGAGTCTAACGGGAAATTTGACAAGAAGGCGTACCAGCGGGAGTACATGAGGAGGGTTCGTCATGGATGAAGGGATACTTGAGGCTGCTGTGGAGATGCTGAATGCCCAACCGCTGCCGAGTGATGTTCAGGTCTGGGACGGTGAGATTCACAAGATGCGAAGGGACGCGAAGGGCGAGTATCGGGAGGTTGATGGAGATGGTAACTAGGGAAGAGATGGACGGGCCTGACCCGTTGGATGTGGCGCTTATTGGGGAGGGGATAACGCCGGAGAGGCTGGCCAAGGCACTTAGGGAAGAGTTAGAGGCTACAGAGACCAAGGTATTCAGTGATACTGAGGGTGTCAAGTACAGCAAGGAGCTTGTAGCTTGGCCTATCAGGCAGAAGGCTAGGATGGATGCGCACAGACTGTTGAGTCATTACCCTGCTGAGAAGGTAGATTTAGGTGGGGATTTGACTATAGAGATTGTGAAGTTTAATGCAGAAGACGATTCAGCTACCGAATAACTGGAGCCCTAGGGAGTACCAGAAGAACCTGTGGAAATACCTGGAGGGCGGTGGGACCAGGGCGGTGGAAGCTGCACATAGGAGATGGGGTAAGGATGATGTTGCGTTGCACTTCACAGCTACGGCGGCACACCAGAAGATAGGGAACTATTGGCACATGCTTCCTATGTACGGGCAGGCTAGGAAGGTTGTGTGGACTGCTATAAACCCGAAGACGGGGAAGAGGCGGATTGACGAGGCGTTTCCGAAGGAGATTCGTAGGAAGACGAAAGAACAGGAGATGCTGATTGAGTTCCGGAACGGGTCTATGTGGCAACTGGTGGGGAGCGATAACTACGATGCTATTGTTGGGTCCCCTCCGATAGGGATTGTCTTTTCTGAGTGGGCGCTTGCTAACCCGATGGCCTGGGCGTATTTGAGCCCTATTCTGGAGGAGAACGGGGGGTGGGCGCTGTTCATTTATACGAGCAGGGGAAATAACCACGGACGGACGATTTACGAACACGCGATTTCTAAGGATGCGTGGTTCGGGGAGAAACTAACGGTACTGGACACGCCCGTTTTCTCTCCGGAGCAGGTGAAGGGAATCCGGGAGGAATACATCAATATTTTTGGTCCGGAACTAGGGGAGGCCCTGTTCGACCAGGAATATATGTGCTCATGGGAAGGGGCTGTTTTCGGGGCGTACTTTACTAAGCAGGTACGGGATGCAAGGGCGGAGAAGCGGATAACGAAAGTGCCCCATATGCCGGGGGTGGAGGTGGACACTTTCTGGGATCTCGGGGTGGACGACAGCACGACGATCTGGTTTATGCAGCCCTTAGGAAAGAGCTTCAACTTCATCGATTATTACGAGGCCACTGGGTACGGCCTGGAACATTATGCCAAGGTACTCAAGGAAAAGCCTTACGTTTACGGGAACCACTGGATGCCCCACGATGCGGCCCAACGGGAGATGTCGAGTGGAGAGATTGCCAAGAGCAAGAAGGAAGTTGCGGAGGATTTGGGCATAAGGCCTGTAGAGATAGTGAGAAGGGCGCGGAACATGGACATTATTCTCATGGTCCATATCCCTGCTGTAAGGAATGTGTTGGCCCAGTGCTGGTTTGATGAAGAGAAATGTTCTCGGGGACTGATGGCTCTGGAGAATTACCGGTCAGAGTACAACGAGGAAAAGAAAGTCCTGAGCAATAGACCCACTCACGACTGGTCTTCTCACGGGTCGGATGCCTTCAGGACCTTTGCGGTGGGGTACAGCCCCAGAGTTCAGATTCACCAACCGCAAAGGTTTAATTTGGGGCAGATTTACACTAATCAAGGACAAGGTTGGATGGCAGGATGAGTGATAAAGAAGACATTTTGACCCTTGCGGTCACGCGCTATAAGGCGGCCATTGAGTCGGATCAAACCGAGCGGGCGGCGTATGACGATGATATCCGGTTCGCCATAAACGACGAGGGGTGTCAGTGGCCGGCAGCAATAAAGTCATCCAGGGAGGGGGACAATCCCCCGAGGCCCTGCCTTGTCTCCAACAAGGTCCCTGAAAAGATCGATCAGGTGGAGGGGGAGTTCAAACAACTGAAACCCTCTATCAAGGTGAGGGGGGTGGATTCCAAATCCGACCCGAAGATTGCGGAGATCCTACAGGGCATTATCAACCATATCGAATATAACTCCAATGCCCGAAGCGCCTACAATACTTCGCACACTTCGAACCTTTACGGAGGTCGGGGGGGCTGGAGGATAGATATTGAGGAAGATGACGATGATCCGTTCGTAAGGAACATCGCAATCAACCGGATTCCCAATATTCTGACGGTCTGTTGGGACCCTGGGGCCAAGAAAGCCGATAAATCCGATGCGGAATACTTCTTTGTATCGGAAAGCATCTCTGAAAAGGAATTCAAGGCTGAATATCCCGGCGTTGAACCCATGGATTGGGACTCCGACGATAAGCTAATGGAGGGATGGAGAACAGACAAGACCGTAAGAGTGGCTGAATACTGGTGGAAGGAGAAGGTTGAAAAGACGTTTTACCGGGTTGAGAGGGTGGTTGACGGCGTACCCGCCGAAATGACGGTAATTCGACCCGCTGAAACCGATAGGGTCATCGAGGAAAAGAAGGTCAAGCGCCCTGGGGTGAAGTGGTGCAAGATGATTTACAATAAGGTCCTTGAAGGTCCCCACGATTGGCCTTCAAAGTACATCCCGATTATCATTGAGACAGGCAAGGAAATCAATATTGCTGGACAGTCCAAAACGAGGGGCATGGTGCGTTTTGCGAAAGATCCCCAACGGATGTATAACTATTGGTCTTCGGCCAGCACGGAAAGCGTTGCCCTTGTCCCCAAAGCCCCCTATATAGTCACAGGGAGGATGATAGCTGGCCATCAAGCTCAGTGGGACCAAGCGGCCACGAAGAATTTCATGTATTTACTCTATGACGCCGATCCGCTTGCCCCGACCCTGTACCCCAAACGCGAGATGCCCCCGCAGCTTTCCACAGCTATCGCCGCCGAGTTGGGGCGCATGGAACACGACATCATGAGCGCCATGAACATCTACCGGGAATCTCTCGGGGATGAAAGCCAGGCGAAAAGCGGGACGGCGATCAACGCCCGGCAAAGACAGGGGAATACCGGATCTTACAGCTATACCGATTCGTTTCACGTGGCACTTACCTACAGCGCCAAGATCATTATTGATTTGGTTCCCTATGTGTACGACACGGAACGGATTACCAGGATTCGGGGGGATGACGATGTAGAGCGCGATGTGGCGATCAATGCCCGCGAGGGGGCCCCGATGCTTCAGGGGGCGGACCAGGATTTCATGGTGAAGTCGGGAAACGGGTATATCAACGACCTGTCAGTGGGCAAATATGACGCCATGGCGACCATCGGGCCGAGTCATGTCACCCAAAGGATGGAAACCTTTGACCTTATCGCCCGGTTGATCAACTCAGTGCCTCAGTTTGGACTTGCCCTCGGGGATATCCTGTTCAAGAACATGGATGTGCCGGGTGCAGAGGAAGCGGTTGCCAGACTTCACCGGATGGTACCGGCTGAAATCTTGAGCGACAACCCCCCGGAGAAGCCTCCGGACCCGAAAATCATGCTGGAGATGAAAAAAATAGAACTCAAACTCCAGGATCAAAACCGGAAGGACTATGAGACCCAAATGAAGGCGATTACGGAAATGATGAAGGCCGAGGCCGCTGAAAGAGGGCAACAGGCCCAGGAAATTGCGGCAGTCATGGGACTTATCAAGGAACGATTGACGCCTATTGGACCGCAGGCAGGACAAGGAGCGCAACAGTAATGGCACTTCCATTTTCCATTATCAGGAAAGATAATTTCGTGTCTATCTTGAACTACTTTTCAGGGACAGACGGGAATATAGACCTGACCTCATATGATATTTTTAAAGGCCATCAGGGACAGGAGATCAAAATAAAGAGTATCAGTTTCCAGGGTACGGCTATCCAGAATTTTATTGTTGTGAAACAGGGAGATGAAAACGGTCCTGTTATCTGTAGGTTGGGAAGTGTAGTCGCATACGAAACCGACAGATGCCTATTCGGGAAAACAGGATCTTATATGAAGCCGTTTCTGGACGTTAGTGCGTGTAGTTTGGCGGTGGCACCAAACCCTAACAATATCACGTTTGAATTTATTTAAGGAGTGGATCAATGGCTACATTTGTGAGAAGCGCCAACTTTTTTGAGGTTTCAGCGATTGCGGCTGATGTGAACTCATGGGAGATTTTCAGGCACAAGACCCCGGACATCGTGAAAGTGAAGCGGATCGAATTCATAGCCGGCGCGAACGCCAATGTCATGGTTATTAAGCAGACCAACGGCAGCGGTCCGGAAATCACTCGCCTTGGATGCCCCGCTGCTTCACAGCCCGACAGGTGCTACTTCGAAGGGGGACAGTACATGGAGCCCTTCATAGACTTCGGGGACTGTACCCTGAACGCCGGGCATAAGGTCATATTTGAACTGGAGTAATCATGAACGGCAAGAAAGCCAAGGAAGAGCGTAAAGAGCCCAAGGTGATGGTCGATATCAGGATTCAGGTACTCGACACCGGGGAGATTATGATTAACGGCCCCAAACTGGAAATCTTTCTTGAAGTGATCACCCAAGCTAGGCGGATTATGATAGAGAACGAAGCACAGAAACAGAAGGTTGTTGAATTGCAAAAGAAGAAGTTGATTTTGCTTAACTAAATATTGGGCTAACTCCTGACCCGGCCAGGTTGGGGGCGATCTCATAAGAGAAACAATTAAGGGGCATGTCGGTGCCGACACATCGACATGCCCTTTTTTTGTTGCCCGAAACCATCCCGTTAAGAGCGGAGAAAAGGAGAATCATCATGGCAGAAGAAGAAACGACCGTCACCGACGAGACTACCGAAGAAGAAAAGGGAACAGAAGAAACCTCCGAAAAGATTGCGGAAGAAAAGACAGAAGAAAAAACAAGTGAGACCGCCAAAACCGGAGAGACAGAAGACGAAGTAAAGAAGGGCCTGGATGAGATACGGCAGGAGATGAGGAAACTCCATGACCGATATGGATACATCCAGAGACAGTTGGAAAAAGTACCGGAGCCTAAGCCGCCCGAGAAACCCGTTGACCAAATGACCAAACCGAAGCCCGTGGCTACTCAGTTTGAGGATTACGACGCTTATACCGACGCCCTCATGGACTGGAAGATCGAGCAACGAGACGACAGACAAGCAGCAGAACAAGCGAAGCAGGAACAGAAGGCCCGGCAGGACGCCTTTTTCAGCAAGATTGATAAAGCGAAAGAGAAGCATCCTGACTTTGATGAAGTGGCCCGGAAGCCCACGGAACAGGGCGGACCCACAATCAATCCACCGATGTATAAGACTTTGATGGATTGCGAACATGCTGACGATATCGCGTATTATTTGGGCCAGAATGTCGAAGAATCCCACCGGATAGCTTCTCTTCCCCCCCTCGCCGCTGCCTGTGAAATAGGGAAACTGGAGGCGCAATTTGCAGGACCGACACCGCCTCCTCAGAAGAAAACAACCAAGGCTCCGGCTCCAACGAAACCCGTGGGTGGGAAAGAAACTCTCCCGAAGAAGTGGGAAAACATGACTGAGCACGATGATCCGTCAGAGTTTATCGCCCAACGGAATAAGGCAGAGTTCGGAACCTAACCAAAATAGGAGAACCGAACAATGGCAAATGTATTCAGTAATCCAAGCATGGTGGCCGCAGAAGCTCTGCGTCACCTTGAGAACAGTTGTGTCATGGGTAAACTTGTTTACCGTGGCTATGATGATGAGTGGAAGAAACGTCCCAATGGATGGAACGTGGGTGCCACAGTTACGGTCAAGGCCCCGGCATATTTTCGAGTAACGACCGGGCGGGATATTTCCGCCCACCTGGTTGAACTGAAAGAACGAGATACCACTTTCGTTGTGAATCAGTGGAAAAACGTGGGCTGGACCCTAACGGCAGAGGAAATGACTTTGACCCTGGATAAATGGTCTGAGAGATTTCTGAAACCCGCTATGCAGGCCCTGGCGAACTACATTGACCTGAGCCTTTTGGGACTCTACAAGGATATCCCCAATCAGGTCGGTACACCGGGAACGACCCCGAGTTCCTTCTACGTCTTTGCTCAGGCAGGGGCGCGGTTGGATGAGGAAGCCTGTCCGTTAGATGACAGGTATTGCGTGATCGACCCGCAGGCCCAGGCGAAACTGACCGACAGCTTGAAGGGCCTCTTTCAACAGACGATTGTTTCCAAGTCCGTTGAGAAGGGCAAGATCATTGACAACTTCGCTGGGTTCAAGATGTTCATGTCTCAGAACGTTAATACCCATACTGTGGGAACGTGGGCGGCTGTTGCTGACATTCAAAAGAACTTGATAGCGACTGAACGTGATGCTACACATTCCCTGAAAAGTACAGGGGCCGCTCAAACCTATTTGCAGGGTGACATTTTCACCATTGCAGCAGTCAATAGCGTTAATCCCGTTTCCGGACAATCAACCGGATCACTTCGTCAGTTTGTTGTTAATACGGGTGGTGTTATGGACGGTGCTGGGGAAATCGCTGCTCTGGTAGGAACCCCTGGGACTTCACCTTATCAGCTCAATTCAAGCCTTGCCGTAGCGACCACATGGCTCCCATACCAGAACATCGATACACTTCCGCAAGCTGACGCTGCTGTGACGGTTGCAGGAACGACCGGTCTGGTTCACAAGGTCAACATGGCATTTCACAAGGATTGCCTTGGCCTCGTAATGGTGCCGATCGAGGTTCCGGCGTCTGCCGCGTGGAAGGCTTCAATGACCCATAACGGTTACACCATTCAGGTGCTTAGATATCTGAATGGCGATACCTACACGGAGACCATCAGGTTTGACGTACTGTTTGGCCTCAAAACCCTTAACCCGTTTCTCGGTTGCAGAATCGCCGGATAATGACAGCAAACCATAAAAAGGAGAACACACATGAAGTACGTTAAATCTTTGATTCCTTTTATCCTGGTTTGCCTGATGTTTCTCAGTCCGGCACAGGCCGGGATAAATGATCGTTTTTCTGACATTGAACTCGGGGATAGTGGCGACACGAAAAACGCCATCATTCTCCCCGAGAGAGCGGCCCCTTCGGGCAACCCGACGACTAATTGGGGGTGGATCTACGTCAAGGA